TTATGCGCGTACAATTGAACGTACAAAGCCGATTCCGAATCTTAATGCGATTACTACACCCACTACGCCGATTGCTATGGGGGCTACTGCTCCAATAACGTCACCAACTTGCTCGGCTATGTTCGTCATACCCGTTGTTATTGGGCCTACGATATTAATATCTGGCATGATTATTCCTCCTTCCCTACGATATTTTTTTAAAAATATTCAACACGGATACTATTATCCATGTGGTGAATAACATTATTACTGACGCCAATGCTCCTGCGCCAAAGGCTATTAGTATTACATAGCTGATTTCTTCATTCATCATGTTGTTCTACTCCATAGGATTGCAAAGATTATGAATAGCAGGACTGCTACGGAAAATGCGGCTATTGCCAGTGACCATGCTTGGGTTATCCATAGCATTCCTGTTTGTTCGTTTAGTTCGTACCTTAGTTGCTCTAGCTGGTCTTGCATTTGTTGGTTACTGTTAAATAGAGTGTATAAAATGGCTGTTAGTAGTGATGCTAGTTCTGAATCGGGTGGGTTTTCATTAGATGGCGGGGGTTGGGGGTTGTTCCGGCAACCGCAGGTACAGCTTGTTATTGGTGATGTACATAGGGGGGATGGGTGTGTACATCCTCCACTGCATTGGCATCCGCATACGCACCCAGCTATGAAGCAGTCTATTATGTTTTGAGTACATCCTCCGCATATGTGCGTATGTACTCCGCTTCCGCCTTCTATTGGTGAACCTTGGACTCTTGTGGTTAGTGCTATAATCCATACCACAGTGGCTAGGATGATGAGTAAGATGTCTAGCTTGTTGTTTTTGATGTACTCTATCATCCTAAGCCTCCGTTATTGGTTAGGTTTGTATGTGGCCGATTACTTGCCAACCTTGGGTTCGGGCTTGTCCTGTACAAGCTTTACTGCGGATACAAATTCTACACTTGTGATTACAGGCTTTTGGATGTCGTTGCCAAAGCTGTCACGAGCGTCTTGCATTTCAACTTCACATTCATATATTCCGGGGAATATTTCGAATTGGCTGATGTTGGTGTATTCAAATCTTTGTGTTTGAGGTTTGTATCCTCGTTTTAGATTACCGGGTGTTTCCTTCGCGGCTTTTGGATTTAGTTCAACCGACCAAATAAAATCAATTTCACTACCTTCTTTCTGCTTTCCCGTTTTTCTGTCCTCGTAGCTGTACGCACTCGCGCCTATGATTAGGACTTGCTGTCTGGGCATTTGCATTTTTGGTTCTCCTCTCGTTTTTAGGGGTTTTATTTTAAAGCCTTTAGGCTATTGCCTCGTTTTTGTAGGGTTTGCCTGAAGCTATGTTTGTCCAGCAACCGGATGGACAGTAGATGCCTTGGCCGCAGTTCAAGCATCTACCTGTTACTTCATCATTAAAGTCCATTTTATCCAGCCAGCATTTACATTTGGGGCACATGTATTCCACTAGGTGGTCTTTTGTCCATTGTGCTGGTAGTGCCAGGAGCATATCGCGGTTATATATTGATGCTCTTACAAAAGCCATGTCTATTGGGGGACATGCGTTTTCTGACCAAGCATTTCGGCAGTGGTAGCTTGCTATGCATTCTCCGCATCCTTTTTCTTTTTCCATGGCTGGCTTGTCCTTTCTTTGGGTTTATATTTGGCAACCGGGCTTCGCTTCGCGCGTCACTCTGCCGCGCTTCCGCTTGCCTAGATGGTGGTCGTTGCCTTGGGTGCGACTCACCCGGTTACAGACCGCCGTAGGATTTACTTAAAAGCAAAAGGCACTATCAAGGTGTGGCTAGTTGATAGGCGTAGTGCGGGCAAGCGGTTTTGGCTAGTGCGGGGCGTTATTTCGTGCGATTGCTCAAATTGATAGAGCTTGTACCCGCCTAGTAAGTGCAAGTTTCTGCGCACTACCGTTTTCACTTACACCCTTCGGGTTTGCAATGCTTTGGGGTTCGTCATGCCGATATACTTATGAGGTGATGGACATTATTGAGCTGGATACAAGTGGTTGGGCTTTATACTTTTGGCGCGGGGTTTGGGCTATTGCTGTCATTATATTAAGCAGTCTTTTTGCTCGTTTTTGCTTACGTAGCTTTTTAATTCGCTGTGTAATTAGGCGTCTTATAAATAAATTAAGAGATGTTTTTGAATGGGTTAGGAATAAGTACGGATACGATAGTTTTAAATCAATTGTGATTCAGTTTCTTTTGCTTCTTTTGGTTGCTTTCTTAGTTCTTTTAAGATGGATATTGTAAGGAGTGCGATATGTGAAAAAAATATTGCGGTAAATCTACCTAGTGTGGTCATAATGGTTTTTGCTATTTCATATAAAGATTGCTGTATGTTTTCGTCTGTTAGATTCATGTATAGTTCAAGCAGTACTCTCACTACATTTATCACTATAACTATTGCTACAATGTTTAATATAATAAAAATCCCTGTGATAAATATTTTGTTGCTTGAGTCCTTATTCTCCTTTTTTATCCATTCTTTCAGACGCATGTAATGGTTCCCTTCGTACATATTGGTTATTGTTGGAAATGAATCCCTGTTGCGTTATAATGTCGCGGGGAATTGCCGTATATTTATAAATATATATTCACCCGAATTAATAATTTCGCTTATCGTTTTCATGCTACCACTCCAATTCTTTTTGAGATTAGCAAAGCAACCACGACTCACCATCTCTTATCCGCCTGTTTATTGTTTCTATCAAATCTCTTTTTGTGTCAAACTCATACAAGACCCTGTGCCTGTGATAAGTTGTGTCATCAGCACATTTAATAAATAAATCCCACTTTTTATCGTTCTTTAAGATGCGTAGCTTTCGGATTCGTTCAGGAAACTTTTGGTCAGCAAGCTCTGCTTGATAGGATATAAAACCATATGATTTTACTTTTTTGAAATTCAATTCTTTCATAACACACCTCACAATATGCTCCGCTTGCTTTATAATGTGGCCGGAGAACTGCCGTATATTGTAAAATAAATTAGACCATTTTTGAACAGTGTAAAAGAACAAAATTGAACATTATTTTCCTGTTCATTTTTGTACTAATTGCACAAAGAAAAGAGCAATGATATGTATAGTGAGGTATTTCCTTCAAGATTGAAGGGTATGCGGGAGTCCCACGGATTCACCCAACAAGAAGTTGAAGCAGAGCTGGGAATTAGCCAAAGAAGCATTTCGCACTATGAAAATGGCAATAGAGAACCAGACCTTGAAGCATTAGCACAATTCGCAGATTTTTATGGAGTGTCTACTGATTTCCTTATTAATAACGGCCTACATGAATTTCACGGCTTCGACCCAATATCACAGTGGGATTGCGTTAAGGTGCGTACTTCGGACTTCCCGCAGAAAATGAAGATAGCCCGTTTAAACACTGGGTTGTCTCAAAAAAAGGTTGCAGATTCAATTAAAATACCTAGAAGCACCTTGGCCAAGTACGAACTTGGAACTCTTCAACCAAGTCTTGAGACATTGGCTAAGATTACAATATACTATCGCGTACGTGCTGATTGGCTTTTGGGTCTGGCAGATGAGCCGGGGTTCTTACAGGCCGGGGCAGTTAGTGATGTAAAAGACGCTAAACCGATATCCGATTTCAAAAAAGAGAGACTAACCAGAAGCGCAAGTTAAGGCTTCTTATTTCCACCAATGGTAGCACAGCAACACCACCCATTCCCTTCAAAGTAAAAACCATAGGGGATAATATTTATGTAATGGAGTTCTCAACGGAACTTTTACCATAAGCAGGGGGACTAAAAATGAAAGAGACTGCAATCACGGTACGGGAGTGGCTTACCAACGATTACAGAAACTTTGAGGATTATGTCTCATTTTTAATAGCAGTATTTTTAATTGTAGCCATAATCCTTTTCAGTTTGTGGGCTGTTTGGCGTATGATTTATATTCTTTTTATAAAGGACAGGCCAAGCAAAAAAGTGATAAATACATATGTTAAACGCACTTGGCCTAAAAACCCAGAGCTGTTTAGAGGTATTGATTTATCGTTATTAAATAATGACGAATATTTAAAAAAGCATAAGCTGGAGGGACATTCAAACAGTAAGTCAAATAGGGGTTCTTATAATATAAGATTGGCTTGTCCTGACTGTAGTGGCGTGCTTACTAAAAAATTAAATAAAGTCACAGGAATTTTCTTTTATGGTTGTAGCAACTTTCCTGAATGCCGATATGAAGCTAACGATATGGCAGATATAAAATCGCCAAATTTTTTCAATTAATGAAATTAAGCAGTTTAAATTAGATGAATTACCCCTAATGTGTTCCCGATACACATCACGTGTAGTTTATCAGCTCGCAGCGTCGATATTTTTACTCATTGCGAATTAATATGTAATGGCTGCTGTCCGGATGGGGTGTGCAGCCATCGTGTTTTTTACTCCATATGTGAAAATGGCAAAACAAAACCTCGGTCACATTGCGCCGGGGTTCTTGCGTTTCGTCCTTTGGGTGTTATAATAGCTGGGCAACCTTGGATGGTTGGCTCATTCCCGAAAGGAGGTTAAATTATGACCATGATTGACTGCAAAGCGATTTTCAATTTACAACAACAAATAATTGATTCCCCTAGTCTCACCTCAGATGAAAAATTAAAAATGCTGGGTGATTCAATTAAAAAAACACTTGGTGAAAAACTGCCAGACGAGAATCAGTAAATAGTCTAGTATTTTTCTACGGATCAGAAGGTCGAGGGTTCAAATCCTTTCTCGTACATCTCTTAAAAAGCCCATAGATTCAACGCTTGTTGAGTTTATGGGCTTTTTGATATAATTGAAGAAAGGTGAAATGTCTGTACATGATTACAAATACATCCTTTCCAAGTTTGAAATCCTCTTGGAAGAGGCCGAGAAGGCAGGCACTAAAGAAGAGGTGCTCGACCTGATTCGGAAGGAAATTCGTATCTTCAATAAGGTTATATCCACTAACTAATTAAAACCCGTAACTTCAACTACTGTTGAGCTTGCGGGTTTCTTTTAGGTCTAGGTAGGTCTGTCGCTTGCGGTTCAACATAATGGTGTAGTAACTGGCAAGTTGTACATATCCTTCGGTGATACGAATATCGGCATGACCTAGAATTCGTGAGAGTTCATATACATCTCCTAGGCCATAGATTAAGAAATTGGTTGCGAAAGTATGACGAAGTAGATGCGCATGTAAACGGCGTATGCCTGTTTGGTTTTTAAGACGCTTTATCATTTGGAGTATGCCACCGGGTGTAATGGGCGTTTCGCGTACACTTAAGAAGAGGCCGCCACTGATGGGGGAGGGGCGTACATGTATATATGCCCTAAGAGCGTCACTAACTTTTCGCCCAATGGGGACGATACGGCCTTTGCGACCCTTTCCCATAACTGTGATATAGCCTTTGTTTAAATTGATGTCTTTCTCTTTAATTCGAGCTACTTCCGAAAGGCGGAGGCCACAGTCCAGCATCAGGCATATTATCGCACGGTTGCGGCAGTCTATGATATCGGATTTAAAATACCCAAGTAACTGCTCGGCTTCATCTTCTGTGAGGATTTCAATCACGGGCTTCTCGGCTTTAGGAAGCTTCATTTTCTGATGGATGGGTTCATTTATAAAGGATTCTTCAAAGCAGAAGGCTAGGAATATTCGGATATGTCGCATGTAGGTACGCACCGTGCGCTTGGTTAACTTTCCTTTTTTGTTATCACATTGACGGGAATCAAGATAGAGTTGATACTGTTGAACATGCTTTACAGTAAGTACGTTTAAATTATCTATACTACATTGAACAAGCCATGCAATGAACTGGCCTAAAAATCCCTGGTACCCGCGGATAGTTTTATCAGTATTACCCCGAAGCCGCTGTTCCAAAATGAAGGAATCCAGCGCGTGATTAAACGTCATGCCATTCCTCCGGCAGGGGTGCTGGGGTTTGGTACCCGATAGAGTCAAACCCGGCAGATTGTGTTTTTGATTCTATTCTTTTGTTGAATTCTTCAAACTCTTGCTTGAGGTCGTCCCCGGCCGGGGTGGGTTCGCTTGCGTGAGAAGCCGAACGAACTTTACGATTTTTCAATTGGATTTCCTTCTTAGCCTTGGTGACTTCGTAGTCTCTAATCATTGCCCCATTAACTTCATCTATTGGATTGTTATTAGCATCGTACAAAGCAAATCCTAGTTTATGGGCTTTATTATCACTTATATCGGCCAGCAAGTCGGATATATCAGCAACAAAACCAGTATCAAGCCTATCATCATAAACAGCAACGGAAGCCAGCGAATTAATTACCCGCCACTGAACTGCTTTTTTATCCATGGCTTGACTATATTCACGAACTAACTTTATATCTACCTTTTTGCCATCATGTTTTGTATTTCGAAGTCGTTCCCACCAATCCAAGTACTTAGGCTCTCCATTTGAGTCTTTACCATTGTAAAAAGATAAACTCTTGCTGGTTAGATAGTTCAGAAATACTTCCCGGTATTCAAGAATCTTGTAAATGCGTTCCATGGGCTTTGCTATCTCGCCACGGTCTTCGGTGAGTTTGAAGCCATTTATAAAGTGGTCGGAGTAATAATAAAACTTACGCTTGGTTTCATATTCTATATTTAAGATAGTTGTGACCTTTGGCATGTATTCCGCCGCCAATCGTTTGAAATCGGCCAAAGTAGTCTTTGGGTTGTCCAAAGCCTTTCTATACCTTTCAACTCTAACAGGGTCTAACCCGTGCTTTACGTAAAAGTCCAAAGCACCCTTTGCCAAATAGTCTACATTTTTGTAGGGGAAGGCGTATTCCATACACCACTTATCATAATAGGATACAAGGCCGTGTTTATGCCATATGTCAAAAAAGAATCCCTTGTAACCAACTTGAATTACTTCTTTAACTTTGTTATAGACACGAGCACGAACGTTATTGCTTTTGATTCTGCCGAAACATAGATAATCTTTAATGAAGACGGTGCCATCTTCCTCGTGTTCTATATCAGCATTCCAAGTAGCATTTGTGAGGTTTGTATGCAGGTTTTTAACCTTGCCCCATGCATCTTCTTTAAAAAGTTTGTTGGCACTGCTTATGGAATTAGTGTGATAGCAGTAGTCAATCCGACTTTCCCTGCACCAATCAGCAGTACAAGAGTACTGAGCCAGAAGAGCGTCAACTTTACTGTAGGATTCTCCCAAGACGGAATCTATGCCGCGTGTCCATAGGCCAAAAGCGCGAATCTGTACCATGATACGCGGGGTATCGTCATTGGGAAGGGACTTGCAATAGAAGATATCATATAAATCCGGGTTGCCTACACAATAGCCATAAGTGCTGTATGATTTAAGTAGGTAGTATAGGCCTTGCTCAAATTCTATTGGTTCTCGGATTTTTATTGCTTCTTGTTTGTTTGTTTCAAGTTCGTCAAGAAGATTCTGAAGTCCGGGAGGGACATATTCTCGGCTGTCACCTGTGATAAACACTGTATAATAAATGTTATCTATCATATGGACAGTCTTATTACGTTTTAGAGCAAGATACTCCTTTTGTTTTTGAGGGGTAAGCTCTTTATAAAATCCTGTTCTTTGTGTGTCAATTATGATTGCCATGGTATGCCTCCGGGCTAATTATATTTTTGTGTTCAAATGGGTGTTTGAACACATTTTATTTTTGGATAAAATTCAATATACATGGGACTTTGTTGCCCCTAGGGTTTATATTTTCGTGGGGCGGTGTACATTGTTGCCCCAGAAGGAAAAGTGCAAAAAAAATATCACCTTGCCTGACTTGAATAGCTAAGCGAAAAGCTTGCGTAAATATCCGAACAGACCTACCCGGCCAGCCTGACCCTCCTCCGTCGGGGCAGTCTGTCCGGGCTGGTCTGGCTCTGCTTTGGGCGTGCTTAGTAGCTCATTGGTCGGTGGTTCATTTTCTGACTCACCGTTGGGTGAAGCGTCCGCATAGGCTGCGTCAGCCTTATTGTGTATGTCAGGATATTTTTTTTCCAAATCATCGAAAAGGGCGAAAGAATTATACATTTGTGCTACATTTCTACGGAAACGTATATATTCTCTTCGTATTACAAGGTTTGTTGAACTGCCATACCATGTTTCAGTTGCTTTGAAGATTGTAGCGAAAGGGTTCAGCCACCAAAGGTAGTTGTTAAGCTTTAAATACTTTATCTCATGCTCTATTACAGCGCGTATCTGCTTGTCCACCATTTCATCATGCTGGGTTATTAGGTATAGTTCATAGCCATAGTGACGGTGGCTTGTAAAAAAGACCAGCCAGTCACGTCGGCCAGCTTTTGCATAGTCGCGGGAGTTGAATATTAGCTGGCATTCATCTATAAATACATATGTCTGGGATTCCTTGCCTTTTACATGATTGATTAAAGCATAGCGTTCTAGGGTTTCCGGCGTAAGCTCATAAATGGGTATGTATTGGAAGTCACCTATTTTTAGCTTGCCTTTTTTTGTCACGGTTTCTAGCTTTATGTTTACTGTGCATATGACGTTTACTCCATCGCGTAATAGTTTCTGTATCAGGTGTGACATGCTGTATGTTTTCCCACTGCCGGGTGTGCCTGTCATGAATCTAACCATTGGACAATCCTCCTACTTTATAACTCGTGATATTCTCATTGGTATTTTTAAGGCATACCAAACTAAAATTGCGGCAATCCACGTATTAAATATCATAAACATTTCGTAAAACGGTATAAATACAGGCAGATAACGCATGAAAGACATCGCATCCATGTATTGACCTACCATAATTAAATGAGCAATACGAAAAGGACTTGATGGAAGCAATCCCACCAAGGCCAAGCCAAAAGCTACAACCGCAAATACTATATATTTGATAGCACCTTTGATAATAGCTAATAAAAAGGGCTTTAAAACTGGTTTCAGACCTGCAATTAATACACCGATTTTGATAAACATAAAAATCTCCTCACCATCTAATTACCATAGGTGTTATCTTGATTAATCCTGCTGTAAAGAAGAGTATAAGACCCCAGCGTATTACATTTATAACAGGCTGAAAGTCTGCTAGGTCTAAAACTAAGGTGTAGTTAAAAGGGTCAGGTAGTTCTATTTCCCAACGAGGCGGTGGCGGGGCTTGAAGGAGTGCGGGATTAATGCCTTCATATCCTTGGGTATGAAGTGCCATAAATTCGACTTGTTCATTCCTTGTAAGACCCAATGCCTCTATAGGCATAGTTCCTGCCATGACCCTAAAGGTGTTATATAAGTCTAAGGGTATGGAGAATGGGAAGTAATCCATTAAGTTCGGCATGTTGTCTAGGATTGGCCAGAAGTTAAACTCAAAGTCGGGTGTTTCTGGTATGCCTGTAAAATCAAAGTCGATATCAGTACTGCCACTATTGCCGGGTAAAATGTCAGCTATCCGACTAGGCAGGTCACGTACATTTGCATTGATATTGTTAAGCAC